TTGTAGCGGCTGGTGAACTCGCTCCCGCTGATGATCTGGCTGGTGGCGGCGCGGGTGACGGTGCTGCCGTCCGTGTGCACGTTCGATGTCGGCATTAGGCCGAGTTCCATCTGGGCTTCCCAGATCAGGACATCGATAGAACCCTGGCTGTGCGTGCCACGGCAGCCGATCTGGATCGATTCCGTCGTGGTTGCCACGGCGGCGTTCGGAATCCACACGCGCCGCCACTCAGGCGTAGCCGTCACAGTGGACCCGCCTACCCCCGTGACGTTCCGAAAGTACACGGACTGATTGACCCCGGTGTTGGACTTAATCCAGATCGACGGGGTTAAGTCGTGTGGACTCGCCAGGCCGGAAACATCCTGAAAGATTCGAGACTGGTCGCCAGTCGTCGTACCGGCGCCGATGTTGCATTGCAAGCGCCAAGCCGTCGCCGTCCCATCTGGAGCAACACCTGCATTTGGTGTCAACGTGGGCGCTGTGCCGGTGCCCAGGACCAGCGTATCCCAGGGTGACGTGCTGAATGCGTTCGACCTGAGCAGCACGTTCGTGCTCTGCTGCTCGTTTGGCGTCCCCAGGCAAGCCAGTGTCGCGGCATCGAACGTGATGGCCGGCTCGTTCGCCGCGACCTGGGCCAGCACGCCAAGCGGCCCCGCGTAGCTCTGCAGGCTGTTCCGCGTGAACGCGATCGGAGGCCGCACACGGCGCGCGTTGCGGTAGTCGGCCAGGAACGCGGGCTTCATCAGCGGCATGGCTTAGATCCCCCTGAGGATGTAGACGGTGACGGTGTGGCTCGCGAGGGTCACGCTGCCACCGGTGGTATTGCTGTAGACGACCGTCGCGGTGTTGGCCGCGCTGATCTCGGCCGTGACCGTCAGCCCTGCGCGGCTGATGCTGAGCACCGGCGGCAGCACCAGGTCGCCCACCACCGCGCCGGGCACAGGAACGGTGAACGTCGCCTGCGCGCCATTCGCGATCGTCGGCGGCGTCGCGTTCGTTGCCGTACCCCAAGGGCCGATGCGCATGTCGGTGTAGGCGGCGGCGCCGAGGTGGCGGTGACGCACGGAATCGTCGGGCGCGGTGCCACTCGCGCCCGGATAGGCCACGGGCACCCAAGCCGCCGACACGCCAGGCTCGGCGGTGGCCACGTTCGCGAGCGACTGCAGCAGCACCCAGAAGAACCCGTTGTGGAAGACGCTCGCAGGCAATGCAAGCGCGCCCGTGAGGCTCGACCAGTTCCCGCGGTTGTTCGCTGCCGCCTGGGCGATGGCCTGCGCGGACTGCGCCGCGACCTGGGACAATGACGCTGCTGCCGCCGAGGTCACCGCGCTTGTCTCGCGGGCGTTGATCTCCAGCCGCGCCGCCTCGGCCTGCGTCGCGAACACGCCCAGGCCATCGGCCCAGGCCTCTGCGACCTGCGGGAACAAGGGCCCGGAGGACGGCCGTGGTACGGGCGGAAGTGGATCGATCGGCATTAGAGGAACCCCTTGACTTGAAGGCGGCAGAGCGTCTCCGTCTCCATCTCGATCACGCTCGACAGCGAGGTGGCCACGCCGAACGTGCCGGCCCAGCCGAAGCGCGGATCGGAGTCGATCAGGTAGACGCAGGGCTTGCCGAGCAGCGGGGCCATGACGGCCTCCACGCGCGGCATCTGCTCGTGCGGGACGTAGAAGCTCGACGAGATGTCGCGCCGGTTGATGCCCGGCTGCACCGAGGGCTCGCCCCATGCGTCCTCGGTGATGCGGGCGGTGCTCAGCAGCTCGGAGCTGGCCCCGAACTCGCTGGGGGCCAGCTCCTGCGCGCGGCCGAAGATCAGCGCCCCGCAGGCCACGGGCCCGGCGCCGGTGATGCTCACCTCGATATGCGCGTTGGAGCGCAGCGGCAGGTCCACGATGCTGGCGGACGCGATCTGCACCAGCGGCGAGTACAGCCACTGCCACCAGTCATAGACGATGCGCCCCTGCAGGCTGATCGTGCGGGTGTCGAGCACCGGCCCGCCGAGGCCCTGGCGCACCGTCACCTGCAGCTGGTCGCCGACCAGGCCGAGCGCGGCGACCGCGTTGCAGTAGCCGGTCTCCACGTTGACCGTGAGCGGGCCGGCCGCGAGCTTCGTCTGCGAGGCCACGCGGCCGTCGAACATCGCCCACTTGTTCGTCGGCCGCTTGTCGAGCCAGCGCACCGGCGAGGGCGCCGGCGACAGGTCCGGCGAGTCTGCATTCACGCCACCGATCTGGTTCTCGTAGACCCGATGGGTCGCGCTCAGGATCGCCTCGGCGAACTTGCTGTAGTTCGTCGCCGGGTTGAACACCAGCTCGTCGACGGCCGGCTCGGGAGCCGTGCTGCTCTTGAGCCGCGCCTCCGTGACAGTGATCGGGTCGATGACGATCATGCCGCGCTCTCCGTGAGCAGCGGGGCGCGCTTGTTCGTACGCACCTCAACGCCGACGTCGACGATCTCCTTGAGCGAGTCGCGCGAGTCGTGCGCTGCGAGCACGGCAGCCGTCTGCACGCGCTCCAGCCGCTCCAGCCTGGCCACGACCTGGTCGAGCCGGCTCACCACGGCCTGGCTGTCGCCGAGGCCTACCGCGCTCACGCCGAGGCGGCCGCCCGCGTTGGCCAGCGGCAGCACCGCCTCCGGGCCCGCCTCGGCGATCTGTCCGAGCCCGAAAACGGTGGGCCGCTGATAGACCCCAGGCTCCAGGAACGCCGCGCCAGTGGCGAACACGGTCATACCGTTCCCGAAACTCCGATTCGCGCTGTATACCTGCAGCGGGCTGCCGGACCAGATCGCAGCGGCATACCACTCTGTGCTGCGCACTCCGTTGAGGATCCCCTGGGCGAGCTCGCGCGCCGCGCGCGTGTGCTCGACGATGTCGATGGCGCGCACCGCGGTGTTCCACGTCTCATGCATCACGGCATCGAGCTGGCGCCCGTAGATGGTGACCGTGGCTGCACCGCTGGCGAGGTCGATCATCCGAGCCATCGTGGTGCCGGTCCACTGGTCGATGCGCCAGGCCAGGTTGCTGATCTCGTAGAGCCGGGTGTCCAGGCTAGCGGCCAGCATGCGCAGATCGCCGTTGTTGATCTGCTCGCCGAACACGTTCGAGAGGACCACGCTGCCGGTGTTTGCTGCGCTTGCGGCGGCGCTGCCCTTGATCGCCTCCAGGCGCGAGATCGCACCATCCCCATCGGCATCCAGCGTCTCGAAGATCGCCCGCAGCGCCGCCTCGCTGGCCAGCGGGCCCAGCGCCGCGCGCAGCTCGCCCACGTCGAGCAGGCCGTTGACCGACGTATCGAGCTGCGTGAACAGCCCGCCCAGGCTCGCCGTGATCGCCTGCGACAGCCCGGCCCCGAAGTCGGCGCTGGCCGCCAGCTCGATCGCGGCATTGAGCTGCACCTCGTCGACCGTGTTGCCGGTCAGCAGGTCGACCAGCGCCTGCTGCTGCGGCGTGATAGCCCCACCACGCACGACGGTGTCGATCGTCTTCGTGATGGTCTCCGAGCTGCGCAGCGCCAGCGCCAGGGCATCGGGCGCGGTGCTGCCCAGCGCCGCGTTGATGGTGCGCGTGATCGCGGCAGAGCCGGCCAGGGCCAGCGAGACGGCCGTCGCGTTGCCGGAGCCCAGCGCGGCGACGATCGTGCGCGTCACCGCGTCGTTGCTCGCACTGACGATCGACAGCGCCACCGACGAGCTCGTGCCGAGCGAGGCGGCCACCGTCCGCGTGAAGCTGTCCGAGGCCTTCAACGCCAGCGCCAGCGCCTGCGGGTCGCTCGACCCGATGCCGGCCTGCACGGTGCGCAGCAGCGTGTCGCCGGCCTTGAGCGCGAGCTGCAGGGCCTGGGCGTTGCTGGAGCCGAGCCCGGCCTCGACCAGGCGCTGCAGGCGATCGCTCTCGCGCAGCGCCAGGGCGCGCGCCGTGGGGTCCAGTGAGCCGCTGGCCAGGTCGAGTACTCGAGCCAGGGTGTCGCTGGTCTTGAGCGCCAGCGTGGCCGCCTGCGGGTCGGTGCTGCCCGCCAGCAGGTTCACCGTCCGCGTGAAGGCACTGCTGGCCGCGGTGGCCAGCGCGAGCGCTTGCGCGTTGCTGGTGCCGAGCGCGGCCTGCACGGTCCGCGTGATCGTCGTCGAGACGCTGCTGGCCAGCGCGAGGGCCTCCGCGCTCGAGGACGTGGCCAGCACGGCCGTCAGCGTGCGCGTGAGCGTGTCGTTGGTCTTGAGTGCGAGCGCGCGCATCTCGTCGGTCACGCTCGATGCGATCGCGATCGACAGCGTGCGCGTGAGCGCGTCATTGGCCTTCAGCGCGAGCAGCTTGGTCTCGGCCGTCACCGTCGAGGCCTGGATCAGCTCGATCTGCCGCGACAGGTTCGGCAGCGTGCTGGCCAGCGCCAGGCGCTTCAGGTCCTCGGGCAGCCGATCGCTGTTGCCGACCACGGTCACCAGCTTCTCGATCTCGCTGCGCGCCGTCGCGGTCAGCTCCACGACGAGCTGGCCGTTCAGGGCGTTCACGCTGGCCACCACCGAGCTGGTGTTCGTCGCGGCCGCCGCGTTCAGCGCGGCCGTCTGCGAGGCGGCGCTGGCCTGGGCGGCCGCGATGGCCTTCTGCGTCTCCAGCACGGCCGCCGCGATCGCGGCGTTGTTCAGCTGCGCGGCCTGGCCGGTGGTGGTGGTGGTCTGCTGCTCGATGGCCTGCACGATCAGGTCCTCGGGCCGCAGCTTGGCCGGCAGCGCGAGCAGCCGCTGCTCGAGCTGGGCGATGAGCCGCTGCATCTCGAAGGACCCGCCGGCGCCGCGCTGCGCGTCGATGTACCGATCGGCCACGCCGGTGATGCCCTGCAGCGCATCGCGGTTGCCCCCGAGCGCCAGCGAGTACTGCCGCTCGAACTCGGCCCGCGCGGCTGCGAGCTGCGCGGCCGGGCTGCCGCCGCCCGAGGCCGACGAGCGCAGCTGCGCGAAGTACGCGACGATGTCGTTGGACAGCCCGGCGATGAAGCTGGCGGCATCGGCCAGTGCGTCGTTGTAGCCGCTCTGCGCCTGGTTGGCCGCCTGGGCCGCCGCCTGCTGATCCTCCAGCAGCCAGATCTGCTCCTGCAGCGGCCGATTGACCGCGTTCAGTTCAGCCAGCTCCAGGGCCCGCAGGGTGGCCGTATCGCCCTGCAGCTGCAGCAGGCGGCGGTACAGGCCCATCCCCTCGGTCGCCACCTGCTGCGCGGCCTGCTGGGCCGCCTGGGCGGCTTGCTGGGCGGCTTGCTGCGCCGCCTGCGCAGCCTGCTCTTGCGCACGCGCTGCCTCCTCCGCGGCCTTGGCCGCTGCCTCGTCGGCTGCCTGCTGATCCTGGCGCGCCCAGATCATCTCCTGCAGGGCCCGGTTGCTCGGGTCCAGCTGCTGCAGCTCGCGCTCGCGCAGCGCCGTGGTGTCGCCCACCAGCTGCAGCCACTGCGTCTCCAGCTGGTAGCGCTCCTGCGCGATCGCCTCGGCCTGGCGGTTCAGGTCCTCGAGCGCGGCGGCCGCAGCCTGGGCGGCGGCCTGCTGGTCCTGCAGCGCATACACCTGCTCCTTGAGCGCGCGGTTGGCCGGCTCGAGTGCGGCCAGCTCGCGCAGGCGGATCGAGGCCGTGTCGCCGAGCAGCTGCAGCAGCTCGCCCTCGATCGAGGCGCGCTCCTGCGCCACCGCCTCGGCTGCACGCGCCTGCTCGGCCTGGGCTGCCGCTGCAGCCTGGGCGGCCGCCTGCTGGTCCTGCAGCGTGTAGATGTGCTCCTTGAGCGCGCGGTTGGCCGGATCCAGCGCCGCCAGCTCGCGGGCGCGCTGCGCGGCGGTGTCGCCCATCACCTGGGCCAGCTCGCCCTCCAGGTTCGCCCGCTCCTGCGCGACCGACGCGGCACGCTGGGACGCGGCCGCCTGGTCCTCCAGTGCGTAGATCTCGCGCTGGCGCGCGCGCAACGATGCATCCATGCCGGCCAGCTCGTCGGCGCGCTTCGCCGCCAGCGCGCCGGCCGCATCACCGGACAGCTCCATGATGCGGATGTCCTGCGCGCGCCGCGCCGACGACAAGTCGGCCGCGCTCGCGGTCCGCTCCATCAGCGGGTAGAGCTGCGAGAAAGAGTCCGCCAGCGCGATGACCTGGCCGTACAGCGTCTGGCCGGCCTCGGTCGACGTGTCGATGCCTTCGACCAGCGCACGGAATCCCTCGTTGCTGGTGGGCATCGCGACGTTGATCAGCGCGAAGCGCTCGGCCAGGCGCGCCATCGCGGCATCGTTCTGCTCGGTGCTGCTGAAGAAGTTCTGCAGGTAGGCATCGAGCCCTGTCTGCAGCGTCTCCAGGCCGCCGGCGCCGCGCAGCATCGCCTGCGACAGGTCCATGCCCGTCTCGCCCACCGAGCGCAGCGCCCCGCGCACCTCGAGCAGCGCCGCGTAGACCTCGGCGATCTCGCTGGCCGACCCGCTCAAGCTGTCGATGATCTTGCCCACGCCCGTCAGCACGGTGATGACGCCCGAGCGGTCCGCGCTGCCCGTGATGTTCATGCGGCCCTCGAGGCCCGTCTTGGTGTCGAACGTGCGCGTCTCGGCCGCGACGATCGACTGCCGGACGATCTCCGCGCCAACGTCGCCCTGCTTGTTGAGCAGGTTCGTGAAGTTCACCGCCGACAGCCCGAAGCGCTCCAGCGCGTACTCGGCGGCCTCGACCCCAGACGCCACGCGGATCACCGTCTCCAGGTAGCCCTCGCCCACCTGGCGGAAGTCATCGAGGCCGGGCAGCGCCTGCTGCGCGATCTGGTCGGACGCAGCGCTGATCAGGTTCGTGATGGCCTCCTGCAGGGCCGTGCCCGTCAGCCCGCGCAGGCTCGCCCGCGGGATGTCCACCATCAGCTTGCCGATGGCCTCCTCGACCTGCTGGCCATCGCGCCCGAGCGCCCCGGCGGCCTCGGTCAAGGCCCGACTCACCCCGCTGAAGATCAACCCGAACTGCTGCGCGATCTGTGCGTCGACGGCGGCGGTCAGCGTGGACTGGCTCGTGTCCTTCTTCAGGCCGAACCAGCTCGACGTGGTGGTGGTGACATCAGCGTACTGATCGACCCCGCGGCCTGCAGCCAGGTCGGCCACGCTGCCGCGGATCACCAGGCCGCTGTCCGTGATGTCCTGCTTCGTCTTGCCCCAGAGGGACTGCAGCTGCGCGATCACGCCCCCGAGCGGCCCCATCAGCTTGGTCAGGAACGAATCGTTGATGCCGGTCAGGGCCTTGACGAGCGGGTCGCCGGTGTTGACCGACAGCGTGCCGGTGGTGACCCCGAAATTGTTGCCTGAGGTGAGGCCCACGGTGCGCACGACCAGGTTCGTGAGGCCCGACATCGCCGAGTCGATGCTGCGCAGCGCCGCGAGCATGCCGCTCTGGTAGCGCAGCTCCATCTGCGCATCGTCGAGCAGCTGCTGGAAGGCCGCCGAGATCGAATCGGACTTGGCCGATGCGTCCCCGAAGACGGTGCCCGTGCCCTGCGTCTCCTGCCGCTGCGCGGCCGTCACGCCGGCGCTGCCGCTGCTGAGGCCGCCGCCGACGACGAAGCCGAGCGCGGCCATCGCCGCGACCATGGCGGCCATGCGTGCCCAGGCCGTGTACGGGTCGCCCTGGGCCTGCGTGGCCACGCCCACGGCGGCGGCCGAGGTGCCCTTGGCCAGGTCGGCCGCGATCTGGGCTTGCGTGCCTGCGGTTACAGCGGCCGCCTTGACGCTCTCGGCCTGCACGACGGCCGAGGCCTCGGCCCCGGCAAAGAAGATCTTGCGCGTGGCGTTGACCGTGGCGCTGGCCAGCTCGTACGCGCGGAAGGCGCGCTCGATGCCGGTCATGATCTTGTAGCCGGCCGTGTGCTGCGAGAAGAAGCCCGCCGCGGCGCTGGCCATCGCGGCATAGGCGCCGACCTGTGCGGCGGCACTCTCGGCTGCGATGCGTCGCTCGGCCTCGGCGCGGCGTGCGGGGTCCGCGATGAGCGCGGCCTTCTCGCGCGCCCGGTCGATCTCGGCCTGCTGGCGTGCGTAGTCCTGCAGGACGTTCGTGAGCTGCGCGAGGGCGTTGCCGGCCTCGCCGAAGGCGTTCGTCAGCGCGGCGCCGAAGCTCTGGGCCTTGGCCGGGTCCAGGAAGCGGTCCAGGTCCCGCATGGCCCCGTTGCTGATGTTGGTCCTCGCCAGCTCGCGGATGGCGGCGGCCTGGCGGCGGTACGCCTCGCTGACCTCGTTCTGGCCCTTGATGGCCTCCAGCCTGGCCGCCTCCGTCTCCAGTTCGGTCGCGAGGGCCTCGGCTTTCGCCATGGTCAGCTTGGCCACCTCCGTGGCCGTCTTGCCGATGGCCGCGCCTTCTTCTTGCGCCAGCTTGACCTGGGCCTCCAGGCTCGCTGCGCCGGCCTGAGCGAGCAGGCCGGCACGCTGTTGTCGCAGCGTGATCTCCTGCTCGAGCAGCTGGATCACCACGTCGCTGCTGGCCTCGTTCTGGCGCGCCAGCAGCAGCTCCTTCGCCCGCGCGGCCAGCCCCAGCTCGCGCGCGGCCAGCATGGACGACTGCATCAGCGCGTTGGCCTGCGTGAGCGCGATCTCGTTGCGCATCTCCGCGTTGCCCTCGATCAGCGAGGCATTGATGCGGGCCCGTGCGTCGACCTCGCGGTCATTGATCGCCTGGGCGGCGGCGTAGGCCTGCGCGCGCTGCTGCGCCAGGCGCCGCTCCTCGAGGAGCAGATCGCCGGCCGCCTTCGCTCGGCGGGTAGCGGCCTGCTCGTCCAGCGCTGCGATCTGCCCGCTCAGCGCCGCCTGTTCCTTCAGCGTGTCCTTTCGGCGGGTGATGAGCGCCAGCTCGGCCACCATGGCGGCGCGCCGCTGCTCGATCAGCTGCAGATCGGCGGCCGCGGTTCGCTCGATCGCATCGCGGTCGCTCACCTGGCCGAGCTGACGCTCCAGCGCGATCTGGTCGGTGGTGCGCCGATGCACCTGCTCCTGCGCGGCCACCTGGCGGCGCAGGGCCTCCACGGCCGCGTCGGCCGCATCGGTGGCCGCCGAGCGAAGGCCCGCGAAGCTCGCGCGGATGCGCGCCTCGTCCGCCGGCGTGAAGCTGTCGCCCAAGGCGAGCCTCTGCTTCGCGATCTCGTCGGCCAGCTTCTGGGACTCGCTGCCGAACTGCTTGTTGAAGGCCTCGCGCGCGTCGATGCGGGCCTTCTGCGAGCGCTGCTGGTCGGCGAGGATGCCCTGCTCGGCCTGGCGCATCGCGTCGCGCGAGTCCAGCGCCGTCTCCACCTCCAGCTCGAGCCGCTTCGCTGCAGCCTGGGCGGCGGCCGTCGCGCGGGCCGAGGGGTCCCAGTTCTTCGAGCCGGCCTTGAACTCCAGGTCCTCGATGTCGCGGCGCAGCTGCGCGATGCGGCTCGTGCGATCGTCGCGGCCGATTCCCTTGATCGCCTCGGCCGCGTCGCCAGCTGCGCGCTTGACGGCCTGGAGCCAGCGCTCCAGCGTGCCGAGGGCTGTGTTCTGCCGCGACTCGATGATCGCCGCATGCTGGTCGGAGGCCTGCCGCAGCGCATCGGTGGTGATGCGCACGGCCTCCTGGCTGCGGCCCTGCTCGACCAGCGCGCGCACCTGCTGGTACTGCGCCACGCTCAGCACGTTGTAGGCGCGGTCGATCTTCTGGGCGAACTCCAGGGGCGCCGAGCCGGCCTTGTCGAAGCGCTCGACGATCTTGTCCGTGGCCTCGCCGGTCACCCGCTGCAGAGACAGGGCCGCGCGCGTGGCGCTGTCCAGCGTCGCGGAGTTCATCTGGCCGAGGCTCGCCAGGCTCGTCGCCATCTCGCGCGCCGTGCCCACCGACACCCGGCCGTTGTCCGCGATGCGGTTGGCCAGCGTGCTGATGCTGCTGGCTGTGATGTCCGCCTGGCTGCCGCTCAGCACGAGCGCGCGCGTGATCTCGCCGGACTCGCGCGCCCCGCTCACGAAGCCGTAGGCGACCAGGCCGGTGGCGGCCGCCAGGCCGGTCAGCAGCAGCGTCGTCGGCGTGATGAGCGAGCCGAGCGCGCTGAGCATCGGCACGATGCCCCCGAACGAGTCTTTGAGCTGGCCACCCTGCTGGATCGCGACCATCCAGAAGGGCATGCCGCTGGCCAGGCTGGTGGCCACGTCGGTGAGCTGCATCGGCAGCATGCGCATCGCGGCGGCCGTCTGGCCCGCCGTGATGCCGTAGCGGCCCGTGGCCTGGTCGGCCGCGGTCAGGCGGGCGATCAGCGGCGCGGCATCGGCCGCCACGCCGAGCTGGGCGGCGCGGTAGGCGATCAGCTCGGCGCGCGACATCCCCAGCGTGGCCACCTGCTCGCGCAGGCCCGCCAGGAAGGCCTGTGACGCGCCTTCCGCGGCCCGCTTGGCCTGGGCCGCCTCCCGCTGCGCCTGCGCCTCCTGTGCGGCCGCCTGGGCCGCCGCCAGGTGCGCCGCCTTCTGGTGCTCCAGCTGGAGGATGAGCTGCGCCGCCTCGGCCGCGACGCCGGCCTGCGCCGCGCGGTAGCGCAGCGCCTCCGTCTCGGACTTGCCGTACAGCGCGATCTGCTCGCGCAGGCTGGCCAGGAACCCCGCCTGCGACGACTGCACCGCACGATCGAGCTGGCCAAGCGCCGCCGTCGACGTGCTCGCGCTGGCTTGGGCCTGCTGGCCCATCTCGGTGAAGCCTCGGCCGACCTGCTGGACCACGCGCACCACCCCGTTGCCATCGGCAACGAGGGTGAACTTGACGGTCTGCTCAGTCATGCCAGTGGCGTCGCTTGTTGGCTCGCTCTGCGGCCTTGGCCGCGCGGTCGTTCAGCACCTTCAGGGCCTCGTGCTCGAACATCCGGTAGAGGCCCCAGACGCGCCGTTGGCGCTTGAGGCCCACGATGTGCAGCCACTCCATGTGCTGCCTCACGTTGCAGGCGCGGGCGGCGCCGTAGCTCACGCCATTGACCCCGAGCTGCACCTCGTACTGGCCGATGCAGCTGCGGAAGAGCCCGAAGGCCTCCCACAGCTCCGGCCAGACGTCCATCACCTCGGGCGCGGGTGCCGCGCTCTCGGCCGGCTTGATGCGGTGCGCCGCCAGCTTCTCGGGGTCGATCCCCAGCCCCTGCTGGGCGCGCTCCATGTCCGTGGGCTCGCCCGGCTGCGGCGGCTCTTTCAGTGCGGCTGGTCGCAGCGCATGTGCGACCAGCTCCTTCACTTTTTTTCCGCGGCCTTCCCGAAGTTGTCGAAGAAGCTGGTGACGATCGCCGGCTGGATCGGGTAGACCGACAGCAGCCGATCGACGTTCTGGGGCGTGAACTCCATCGGCGTGCCGTCCTCCTCCTGCAGATCCGCGTCGAAGCCGACGAGCACCTCGTCGAGCATCTCGCGGTCGCCGAACTTCGGGAAGGGGTCGCCGTTCTTCAGCGCCTCGCGCTTGGACTCGTCCAGCCGGGCGAGCAGGGCCTTGTACTCGTCCTGCGTGAGGCGCTTGAAGATCACGCCGAAGCTGACCTTCGTGGCCTTGCCGTTGTCCCCCGGGATGTGGGCGACGACGGGGGCACGGAAGCGGGGGGAGGTGGAGAGCTTGAACATGGTGCTTGCTTTCGAGCGGTTGGAGGTTCGGGGGTGCGGCCTGGTGATCAGGTAGACCAGGCTGAAGTACAGGCCGATGAGCGAGGCCAGGTACACCGCTGCATAGGCCAGGCCGAGGTGCAGGCTGATGAGAGCGGCCACGAGCGCGGCGAGTGAGACAGCCATCGGAGACGCGGTGTCGTGTCGCGCGCCGGAGATCAGGCGGCGCTGGTGCCCTCGACCTGGCGGGCCTGGCGGTCGCGCGTGCGCGCCTCGAGCCAGTGGGCGGCCTCCTCGAGCTTCGTGATCGCGAGGCTGTTCTCGCGGCACGGGCACAGCCGGTTCAGGTGCTGCAGGCGGTGCACCAGCACGGCGATGAGCGCCTCGTTCGTCGCGCCGTTGACGCCGGCCTGCTGCACCGGGCCGAGCTGGAAGCGGATGTCCTGCTGGCTGGTGCCGGCCAGCACCTGGTAGAGGTGGCCCTCGACGGCCTGGCCGTCGCTGGTCTTGGCGATCGCGTTGACGGCGACGCCGTTGTGGTCGGTGAAGATTCGCATGATGGGCGGCGTCCTCAGGTCAGCACGATCGACCACTCGTTGTTCCCGTTCGGCCCGCCGGGCAGCAGGCCGCCGGTGACCTCGGTCATGTGGATCATGTCGTCGACCGAGTACTTCGCCGTCCACAGCTGCGCGATCGCGGCCGAGACCGTGATGACCTTGCCGGCGCCCACCCCGTGCACGAGCGACAGCGCGCCCGTGGTGTTGGCCTGCGCGGCGGCGATCCAGTCCTTCGTGCCCACCGGCACCGACTCGAAGGTCGCGCTGAAGTCGGTGGCCCGGCCCATGAAGTCCACGCGCTCGTCGCCGATGCGGTTCTTGTAGGTGACGTTGCCGTTCAGGTTGATCGCGAACGCGCTGGCCACCAGCGCCTGCGCGTGCAGCGAGAGCGTGGTGTTCGCCTTGTTGACCGGCAGCGGCTCGGCGTTGCCCGTGTAGGTCACCGCCGGCAGCGCAGCGGCCGCCATCGCGTTGTAGATGCCCGTGAGGCTGAACTTCAGCATCGGCACGCCCTCGGCGTTCACGGTCATCGCCCAGGTCCCGCGGCAGCTCGTGACGATGTGGTTGTTGCCGTCGATGTTCACGAAGACCGTCGCGCTCTTCATCGAGGCGGACACGGGCGCGTACGTCACGCTCGTGGTCGCGACCACGGTGCTGCTGGCCGCGCAGATCTGCATCAGCGCGTCCCACTGCGGCACCACGCCGGGAGAGCCCGAGGTCGACAGCGGAACCTCGATCTCGACCTTCACGTTGCCGCTCGCGGTGAGCTTCTTGGCGCCACCGAAGTAGGGGCGCACGGGCCGGCGGTCGACCGTCTTGGCCTCGAAGGGCGAGATCGAGATGCTGTCGACCTCGACGGCATTGGCCGCGCCGGTGGGCAGCGCGTTGGTTCCGACCGTGGCCTCGATCTTGACGAGGACGGCGGTCTTCTCGGCGGAAAGCGGGATGGGCATGGAAGCTCCCTATGGGGGTCTGTAACGGGGCGGGCGGTGCCGGTGGGCTCAGTCCTCGCGGGGCCGGCGCTTGCCGTCCTCGCCGACGATGTAGCTGCCGCCCTGGCCGGCGTACTCGTCATCCCAGCCCGCGAAGGGCTGGGCCTCGGCCACCGCGCTGGTGGTCGAACTGGTGGCCTCGGCGGCGTCGCTGCCGGCCTGCGCCTGGTCGGCGTCGCCGGCGGCGGTGGTGTCGCTCTCGGCGACGTCGGAGGCCGGCGCGCCGGCCTCCCCTTTTGTCTTGCGGGTCATGAGTAGCTCCACGTCTTGAGCTGTAGAACGGCGCTGTGCGACAGCACCCCGGAGAACATCACCGGCCCCACGTCGGCCACCTGGATGCCGCGCAGGCTGTCCGCTGCGAGCGGCGCCTCCTGCACCAGGCCGCCGAGGGTGGGGTCGGCGTCATAGGCCTGTGCGATGCGCTCGATCAGCGCATCGAACGCGATCTCGCTGGCCCCGGCATCGTCCAGTGCCATGTAGCCGCGGATCTGCCAGGTGTGCACCGTGCGGTTGCGGGCCATGTTGATCGCCCGCCGCTCGGTCTCCACCCGCCGCACCCACCAGCCGCGAAGCTGGCCCGCGTCGACGTACAGGGCCTTGAGTGCGGTCGCGTCGCGCACGTAGCGCTCGCGGTCGTGCACGTGCCCGATGCCCGGGACCGTGCCCAGCATGGCCACCAGGGCCGCGCGCAGCTGGGGCACCGTGCTCATGCCGCACCCCCGCCGACCAGCTGCTGCCCGATGCGCGCGGCCGCGTCCTCCAGGGCGCGCACCGCCGTCGCCTCGTTGCGGGCCAGCGTGTCGCGGAAGACGTGCCGGCCCTCCACGCCCCTCGCCTTGATCTTGCGGGCGATCAGGAACGCCACGCTGCGGGCCTTGGCGGGCTCCACGCCGAGCTTTCCGATCGCCCAGGCGGCCAGGGCCTCACGGCCCTCGCGGCTCACGCCCTTGCCCGGCTTGCGCCCGGCCTCGACCACGGGGGCATAGGGCGAGCTGGAGCCCACCACGCCGAGCACGCCGGCCGGCGTGCTGAAGGCATCGCCCGCCACGCTCGCCGACAGCGCGCCCGTGTACCCCGGGTCCGGCGGCCGCAGCGCGTCGGCCACCTCGCCCTGCAGGTGCTGGGTGAGCACCGTCATCTCGGTGAGCAGCTCGCGCTGCACCAGGTCGGGCGCCTGCGCCATCCCGCGTGCCAGGATGTCCACGGCCTCGGCGGAGATCTGCAGCTTCACTCGATGCCTCCCCCGATCGTGGGCCGCATGCGCTGCCGGCCCGGCCAGGCGCTGACGGACACCGCCGGCGCCGCGCTCGCGCTCGCGGCCGCAGCGCCGCTCGCGCTCTGCGGGTCGGGCTTGCCGATGCCCGCGTAGTAGGCGCCACGCAAGTCCTTCGCTCGCGCGGCGAAGTTGCGCGCGCGGCCCTCGGTCGACGCCGAGTCGGCGCCCACGCTGGGATCGATGTCCGAGCTGTAACGCGCGGCGAGCTGCTTGGCCAGCAGGTGCGCGGCGTAGCTCGCCACGGCCTCCTGGTGCATCACCGGAATGGTGTCCGCGTCCTCGGTCAGCTCGTGCGGGCTGCGCAAGCTCACCCGCACCACCGCGCCCTGCGGCAGCGGCTGCGTCGAGTGCAGCGCCAGGCCGTCAGGCGAGCGGTAGACGGACAGCTCGAGCACGGCCGGCGGCTGCTCGCCGATCGGGTACTCGGCGCCCGCCAGGTAGGACACGTCCGCGGTCCACGCGGCCGGCAGCGGGCCGAGGTAGCCCGGCTCGGCCCACGTGACATCCTCCAGCAGCTCGCGCGGGCAGTCCGCGCTGTAGCGCGAGACCGCCAGCGCGATCGCGCGCTCGCGGTCCTCGTCGCTGAGCACGGCTTCCTGGTCGCGGACCAGGCTGCTCGCGAGCTGCCGGAAGAAGTCGATGGCCATCGCGCAGCCTGCCTCAGGCCACCACGGCCTTCGTGGCGGCCTTGAAGCCGTCCACGGGCACCGCGCCGCCGTAGATGTGGCGGATCTTGTAGGTCAACTTGTCGTTGGAGAACATGCTGCCCACGTTGGGCAGGTCCTGGACGAAGAGCTCGGGGTCCTCGCGGCCGCCCAGGAAGCCGATCTCGACGGCCGGCAGCTCGTTCGGATCGGCCACCGTGCACCAGTCGTTCGCGTCGGTCCAGTACGGCACGACGATGACGTCCGGGTTCAGGTCCTGGACGAACGTCTTGTCGTTGTTCTGGCCGCGCACGAACAGGTTGTAGGCCGTCTCCTGCAGCTCGAAGGGCACCAGCAGGCTCTTCGGCGAGTGGCCCAGGCGCTTGCCCGAGCCGGCCCGCACCTGCTTGACCATCATCTGCCGGTGGGCGGCATAGGACGTCGCATCCAGCGCGGCCGTGCCCAGGTTGCCGTGGCTCGCGTGGAACAGCGCGACGGTGTCGTAGATGGTCGGGTTCGTGCGGAAGAAGTCGAACACGAACTCCATCAGCGTGTTGCCGGCGGCCAGCGCCAGCTCCAGCGGGATGCGGCGCAGCGCCTGCACGTCGTCGTTGGTGATCGCCTCCAGCGTCACGCTCTCGGTGCCGCCGCGCTTGCTCACCGCGTACGTCGCCTTCTCGTCCGCCGGGCTCGACAGCGCGGTGTAGTCGGCGCCCTGGGCCACCGCGGGCAGATTGCCGTAGCCGCCGATGCGCACGCGCTCCTGCGTCCGGAAATCGTTGACCGGGCCCGAGATCGCCACGCGGCGCCACACCTGCAGGTCCGTGCGGCCGGTGTAGATCGCCTGCATGCGCCGCGTGATGCTGTTGCCCAGCGCGTTGGCGAAGGTCGTGCTGTCGACGGCCTCGCGCATCACGCCCAGGCTCTCGGCCATGCGGCCGCGGTCGCAGTCCTGCAGCATGCCGCTCAGGAAGCGGTCGCCGGTGATCTCGATGTAGGCCTCGCGGAAGCTGCGCACGTTGCGGTGCTGGGCGTGCTGCGGGTCGAAGAACGCATCCAGCATCTCGCGGATCATGGCGCTGCGATCGCCCACTTCGATGCCACCGAAGGCCGGCACCCGCACCGAACCGCTCTCGGTGAAGCGCGCGACGTACTCGCCCTCGGCCTTGATCGCGGTCGCGACGTCGGCTTCGACGAAGCGGGCGCGGCCGGCGAAGTCCGCCTGCAGGCGGTCCTTGGCCGGCTGCGGCAGGCGGCTCGCGGCGATCAGCAGGCTCGCGGCCTGGCGGGCCTGCAGCATCTGCAGGTCGGCCAGCGTGGCCGGCCGATCGTCGCCCTGCGCGGCCTCGCGCACCTGCTGCTGCTGCGCCGGGGGCGCCGCGGCGGGCACGATCGGGCCGCACACGGCCTCGTGCAGCTGCACCAGCTCGTCGTCACCCACGGTGGCGGCATCGATGCTCGCGTGACGGACCGGGTCCCGGGCCTTGATCGCCTCGAGGAGGCGCTGTTTCCAGAGGGGCATGGTTGCTCCAGTGAGGGAAAGGGAAGGGGTCTCGGGGGCGGCTTCGACGAGCCGATCCAGGCCGCCACCCGCGCCCGGCTCGACGATGAGGTCCACGCTGTTGACCTTGGTGAACCGCACGGCCTCGCGCAGCGTCTCGGCGCCGACCCGGCGCTGCTTGACCGTGGCCGTCGCGTCGATCGACAGACCGAGCAGGCCCTGCATGCCGCGCCGCACGGCCTCGCGCATCTTGGTGACGATGGCGTCCGCCGGGTCCAGGGCCTTGAACGTGCCGATCAGGCGGCCCGTGTCGGGCTTCGCGCCCTCGACGAAGCGCACCCCGTAGATGCCGCCGATCAGGCCGCGCACGTCCTTGCCGCGACCGGCCAAGTGGTCCGCGTCGGACTTGGCGAACACGCGCACGCCATCGAAGTGCGGGACGGCCTCCTTGAGCGCCGTGTCCGAGTAGTAGGCGCGGTTGCCGCTGCGGCCCGCGCGGATGATCGTCACCTCGATCGAGCCATCGGCCGCCTCGGCGAACGTCGCCTCGGCGCCCGCCTGGTCGACTGCACCGGCGCCGGCGCCGTGGTCGACGGCCTCCCGCACGGTGCGGAAGTCGGCCACCACCTCGGTGGCGTCGCCGACCTTGACCTTGTTGTCCGCGTCGATCGTGTACGGGTAGCTCGACAGTCGGCCGCGCACCGCCACGACCACGCGGTCGGGCCAGATGCCGCGCACGTCGACGTAGAAGTAGGCCTCACCGGACATGCCCGGCGGCCGCAGCTTCTCGGCCACCGCCTGGCGCACCAGCTCGATCAGCTGGCCGTACTCGGTGGTAACGGCCTCGGTGAGCTGCGCGTAGCCCACACCGGCCGGGAGGACCTTGATCATCGCCGGGCCTTACTCGGCGGCGACCTGGTCGGCGGCGCTCGAGAACTTCTGGCCGTCGACCGTGACCACCACCACGTGGCTGCCGTAGTCGCGGAAGGACAGCACTTCCTCGGCCCCCACCGGCACGAACTTGACGCGCGGGACCTTCGCCGGCTGCCCGTCCGCGCCCTTGCCGTCGACCAGCTCGACGACGGGACGCTTG